TATCACTCCATCTTTTTTGCCAACCATATTGACTCATTCTTATGCCAACACTTTCAATAATACTATAATAACTATCTAATATTCTTATCATTTTCTTTTTAATTAAATCAATTGTATCTGGTAATGTTCTCATTAATTCCATCCTTTTGGCATTGTAAAGTTTTGTCTGCTAAATTCTAATCTATCTACAAGTTTAATTGCACCTGCAACTTTATCAACTGCTACATAACCCTCTGGTGCTGTTACTCTATAACCTTTTGATGTTCTAATAAAGTTACCAATACTTTGTATCTGACTCATTTTTTGAAGCAATGTATTTTTTGCCGTACCTAAAGTGATATGACTTGCAATAGCAAAGTATAATGCTTTTCTATTTCTATCTATAAACTGTAAATTATCTTTCTTTGCTTTTTGAAACTTCTCTTTACCTTTTGGTGTTTTTCTATTATCAATCTCCATGTTAATAAAGTTTTCGTAATAATCTCTAAATTGTTTTTGCATTGTTGCAACTTTACCCATATCACTATTTGAGTTTTTGATATAGTAATTGAAATAAGTTTTTAGTCTGTAACCAACAGATAGGTCGTCTGATATATTTTTACTCATCAAATCTAAAATAGGTCTTGCTCTTTTTAATGAGCCTTCAGCCATTCTTATCTGTGCGTCAAATTTTGATAACTCTGATTTATCAAACATAACAGCCGTAGATTTATAGCCAGCACTTGCTAAAAATATATTTCTATTTGATGAACCTTTAACTGTACCAAAACTAGCAGATAAATTATCCATAGTTTTACCATTGTATTGAGTATGAAATACAATACCCATTTTTGCTTTCATAATTTTTCTACCTAAATCACTTGACATAGGTACTGCATATGTAATTGTATTTGGTGTAAATGAAATCATTTTTTCACCATCTATATTGATGGCTTTCAGGTCATCTGTAAATAACAAATCGCCTTGTAAAATGCCTTTGATGTTTAGTCTTGATAGATTTGCTAAACATACTTTTAATTTATCTGCAACAACACCACCATGGTTTCTTGCAATATCTCTTGTTGTATAATTTATTTTAGGAGTTTTATTGAATACTGATTTAGTACCAACAAAGAATTTACCGTTTTCAGGATTGACACCACATATAATTGCTGGCGCACCGTCCCATTTAACGGTCATGTTTGTGCCTTTACCAGAACCAGCTAGCATGTTTCTAACTGCCTTTAGAAAGCTTATTGCATTTTCTCCACCTACTGCACCACGATTAATAATATCATCTTCTAGGTGTTCTAGGTGTGTATTCTTATCCTGGGTCTGAAACCCTTTAAAACTAAACATTTTTCTCTCTCATTTTGTCCCATTATACTATAATTAAAGAGCTTTGGCAAGCACTTTTTTCAACAAATTCATCAACAAATATAGACTATTTATAAGAATTATGCACTATATATAGAGGGTTGAGATTAAAAAATCTTGATAAATGGACCGTTTAAATTACTAAACTCTTTTTTAGCTCCGTAATACAAGGTTTCTAACCAATCTTCAAATTTACCTTTTTGGGAGATTTTCATGTATAAATCAATGGTTCTTAAAGCATGTAGTTTTGAGTATATTCTACCTAGTGTATTTCTATCTTTTTCATAACTCATCAAACCAGTTTCTAAATTCTTTCTAAAGGTAGATTGTTTATCACCAAATGTAAAAGGAGCATCCCAATTAACTCTTTGTCCTTCTATTGTTTTATCTTTTATACTGTCATAAAAATCTGACCAAAATTCTATTTGTTTATTGGTAAATTTACCTGATACAGTTATCATGTTATCTTTTACAACTGAAGGAGGTAATTCTAAATTTAATTTTTTTAAAAAAGGTCGTATAGCCGCTACTGAAGCTTTACCTAATTTTGCACCACCACCTTTTGGTGTTAAATCAGTTTGTGGACCAGTTGTAGGTTTAGAGTATCTAAAACTTCTAACTTGTACAGCGACCTCATTTTTATTTACAAAAAATCTTAATGAAAATTCACCTGTATCAAACAACGGTGGTTTTTCCATATCTAAATCACAATTTAAACTATTTGGTTTTAGTTTGAATTCTAATTTTTTCTTTTCTGTGCCTAGATTGGCTTCTTCTATTCTTGCTTCTTTTTGATTTTTTGTTAAACCTTTTAGTGATATTGGTATCATAGTTTTTGTAATCAATAAGTTTTGCATAAGAACATTTAATTTTTCTAACTTTGCTGTTTTTTCATCACCACCTTTTAATATTTTTTCAACATCTTTTTCAATTTCTCTTTCATTTGATTTTTTTACCATCACTATATCCATAGGATTCCAATTATCTTTAGTTGAAACTCCCATATCTTTAGCTGCTTTTTCTAAAATAGGCATGATACCTGTATCTCTACTATAATTATAACCTTTTTGGTTTCCTAAATATTTTTTTATTGCTTTACCTTGCAATTGAAAATACTGATACCATATAGCAGGCATATCTGGATAAGCCTTATCTTCAATAAAAGATATTGAAGGCTCTTTACCATCTTCTATAAGTTGCTCAAAGAAAACTCTTGAACCGTTTTCTTGCATTTTTGTATCTATAGCACTAGCCATATTTTCTCCTTATACAATATTTAGGTGTTATTGGCAATATAATTCCAAAGGAATCTAGGTATGCCACCGTTTTCTTGCCAGACACGGTGTTTGTTTTGAAAATCTGCTAATACATTAGCGTCATCTTCAAAGAAGTATTTACCAACCACATTATCTGTAGGTGTTTCTAACACATGCCAAAGTATCTTCTTGCCTTCTTTAATCATCTCTACTTTATATTTCAATTTCTTTTCCAATACACCTGGCCTCTTATCACCTCTATGAAATCTAACTTTTTGTGTTTTCTTTTTTACCATATATTACAATTTGAAATCACTAAACTTGTTGTAAGCGTCTTCTTTTTCATCTACTTGATTTGAGTCAACTATGTTTTGACTTGATTGTTGTACATCATACAATCTCATTTTAGACCTGTCAACACCAATAATAAAGGCACGATTGACGCTAGGGTCATTGTATCTATTCTTTAACTGTTTAACTTTCATTTGACCTAATGCCTCTAACTCTTCATTTGAAATCAAGGCAAACATGAAGTCAGCCGTTGCTGGTAGACCAAAACTTTCAGAGGTATCTTCAAGACCAATATCTGTTGATACAAAACCAGTTCTAGTTGTTTGTGTTGCACTAAAGATAGGTACATTATGTTCTACTGCAAGACCTCTTAACTCTTCAGCAATTGCTTTGATATAAAAATAAGATGATATATTACCACCTTTAAATCTACTTGAAGCACATATATTTAAATAATCTATAAAGATAACATCTGGTCTAAATGATTTTTTCAAAGCCAATTCATTCATCAATGATTTAAAATGACCTGCATGAGCAGACGCTGTTGGATATTCTTTGATAACTAATTGACCTTGTGTCTTTTCTCTTAACTTACTAATCTTGCCTTCATATAATTGTTGAGGCATATCATGTAGGTCTTCCATAGTTACATCTAATAAGTTGGCGTCAATTCTTTCTGCAATTCTTTCCTCTGCCATCTCTAAAGTTATATACAATACATTTAAACCTTGTAGTAAATAACTTGAAGCTAGATGACACATGAACAAAGATTTACCAACACCTGTACCTGCAAGAGCAATGTTAAGTGTTTTACTTGGAACACCACCTTTGGTAATTCTATTCATGTAATCTAAATCAAACTGATATCTTTTTTCTTTTGTATGATACCATTTAAATCTGTCTTCAGCGTCTTCTATATAATCGTGACCAACTGACTTGTCAAATGATACTGCTAATGCGTCTGATAATATATGTGGTATGGCTTCTGCTGTTTGCTTCTTATCTTTGCCATCTAATATTTTAATACCACTTAATACTGCATTGTGAACGGCACGGTCTTTACAAAACTTTTCAGTTGTTTCTGTAAGCCATTGTTCATCTGCCTCTGTATTTTCAACAGCAACAACATAATCTTTTAAATGATTTAGTTCTTCTTCATTAATATCTTTTCTTGAACCAAGTTCAATTAACATGGCGTCTTTTGTAGGTAGATTATTATACTTCTCTACAAATTTAAATATCTCACCATATAACAATTGTTCTACACGATTACCAAAATATTCTTCTTTGATAAAAGGTAAAACTTTTCTAGTGTAATCTTCTTTAAAGAAGAGACTAGATATTATTGTTTGTTCAATTCTTGATTGCTGTACCATCTTTTAACTTTTCTTCTAATAATTCTAATAATATATCACCAATATAATCTATAAACTCTTTATTGTCAAGCAGGATTAGATTTTTAGGATTTTTATCTACGGTGTAATCAAACTTCATAGGCAATTTACCATCAGGTAATTGCTCTGATTCAGGTGCAAATGCAACTCTACCATAGTGGTAGATTACATCTTTGAATTTACCCTCTGTTAATTTGACGCAAGAATAATCTTTACCCTCTTGTTGAGCAAAGACATATCTTCTACTCTTCGTCTTGTCCGTAGGTGAATTTTTGTTTTGTGTAGTCATCAATCTTTTCCAATACTTCTTTTGTATAATACTTTTCAGGCTCTGTATTGATAGACTTACCAAAAACTTTTGTACCGTCAGGTAGTTCGTATCTTGTAGATACTTTCTTAAAGACACCGGCTTCTTCGCCTAGTTCTAAAAGACCATAGTATCTGTCAAGACCAGTTTTATAAGTTAGTCTTACATCTATTTGAGCATTCTCTTTTGTTATTCTTGATTTAAAGTTTTTACAATGTATAATATTACCTATTACCTCGGTACCATCTTTTTCTTTTCTTTTACCTAGATAAACGATTGATGAAGCAGCGTATTTCAAACCTGAACCGCCACCCATTTCTTTTTGTGGAAACATAGAACCAATCACATCATAAGTATGATTAGTCATTATCATAGGAACACCTGCTTGACCTAGTTTTAAAGTCAACACTCTGAAAGTAGATTTAACAATTTGTGATCTTGTCATATCTCTTGTTTCTTTACCAGCAGCCGTATCTTCCATTTCTTTTGTAGTAGATAACATACCTAAACTGTCTAATACAAACAACATAGGTTTTCTTTTGTCTTCTGGTTGTTCCAAA